TAACTATAAAATGGTCCAGGGCCAGAAGTTGTTCCCCCAGTAAATGTAAAGAGCCAGCTATAGCTTGAATAGTTGGAATTTGTTATAGAAAACTTAAATCCATCTGAAGTTCCTACTGGAGTAGTTGTTGTAATAGTGATCGGGTTGTGATATGGTGCTTGCGGAGTAAAATAAACTGAGCTAGAGTTCGCTGAAGTTCCATTAGCATTTGTAGCAGTAACATAAGCACTAAGTTGATATCCATTGTTACCCAGCCCAGTAAGATTAATCGGGCTTGTTTGTCCCGTCTTACTTACTGCTACTACTTGATATAAGCTTGCTGGAGCTGTTGCAGTATAGTAAGAAATTGGATATCCACCATTTTGACCGTCAGGAACTGTAGCAAAATAAACGTTTGTTTGTTTATCTAAGTTTGAATCAGCACTTATTGCAGTAGGAGAATTAGGAACTGTTGTGACTGTGATAAGATTTGACGCTCCTGAAGGTGTAGCTAATCCTCCACCATTGTGAGCTGTAGCCCGCATATAATACTGAAATCCTGCTGTCAATCCCGTCCAAAGGTATGAAGTTGATTTTGTTGTTCCTGCTTGATACCAAGAGGAGCTTCCGTACGGTTGATATTCAACTAAATAATAATCAATTGCATTTCCATTGCTTGGAGGTGCTGACCAAGAAACCTGAATAGCACCATTGTTCCAGGGCCTGTTCATTCCTACATCTGATGCAGAAAGATCTGTGATTTGTCCTGGGCCTTGGGGCGGTGTCACTTGAACTGAATCAGAAACTGAAACTCCTGTTTGTTGGTCTTTAGCCGTAGCTGTTACAACAAAATTAAAATATGAGCTATTTGGATAAGTGCTTAAAAAGTCTGTGGTTTGCAAGGCATATTGAACGGACGTTGAAGATCCTTGAGCTGGATTTGATATTGTAAGTGGAGAACCTATGGCTCCAAAGTTTGTGCCATCTGATGATACTTGAAATACATATGTAAGTGAAGTAATGTCCGATACAGAATCTGACCAATTGTAGTTAGTTCCAGTTAAGGTGGCAGGATAATTTGAGCTGTTTGTAGATATAGTTACTTTAGATTTAATGGTTGGAATACGAGATTGAGCAAATACGTTTGTCCAAGCCCCTCCTACTTTCATGTAGGCATTTTTAATTGGTGTCCAGGCACCAGAAATCTTCATATACATGTTTTTAATAGGTTGCCAAACACCGCTAACCTTAATATATGAGTTACCCATTTATATCCTTTACGCTACGCTAAAGATGATATCTCCATCACGACCTACAGAGGAATAATTTCCTCCAGTTATCTGAGTTGATGTAGAACCACTATAGTAAAAAGCTTTTCCTCTGCTAATTCTACCATATGAATCTGCCATAAGTACAGCGGAGATATCATTGTAAGATAAATCGTAGTGTGGATTGGTATCTATTGCTGCACTCTTAATATAAACAACTCCTGAGTTGGCATCAAGTGTTAATGAAGCTTGAATTGAAGATCCATTTTTAGCAACAATATTTACTCCACCCCCAGAAGATCCCGTTGTTACTCCTAGGTAACCGCCATAGCTAGATGTGTTATCTCCCATATAAAGAGCAGAAGATCCTGAAGCTTGAGATGGGCTTCCCGTAAAATAAGACCCTGAAAGCCCAGTGCTTACTGATCCTCCACCGTAGCTGTATGGCAAAATTTGAGCAGACTTCAATTGCATAGATGTATCTGAGAATAAAATGGCATTTCCTGAAGCACCACCATTATTCATAGTAATGTTTGAGCCATTGATTGTTGCACCAACCATTGTTACTAATCCCGTGGAATCTACGGTAAAGTTACTTCCTGCATAGATTACTGTATCTCCAGCATATGTTGGGTTCTTTATTCCTGCAGAATAGTTGGTATTGCTTACTGTTCCCGATATAGTTAAAGATTTTGCTGAGGAGTCTAGAACAAACTGACCTGATGAATCTGCAATCTGACTTGAATTAACTATCCACCCGCCAATATTTGCAGAGGTTGTTGAAAGTGTATATGTTCCATTTGTTAGGATAGAGGTTGATCCGTTTGAACCTAAAGCTGTAATACCTAGTTCACCAAAGTTTACGCTTCCAGTTGTATTAGCGACAAGGCCTGCATACAAAGATCCGCCACTTTGAATATGTACGCTACCTGCAAATGATCCGCTTTGAGCAGTAATTTTTCCATTAATATCTGCCCCTGTTGCTTTCATTGCACCATTGGAGTCTACCGTAAAGTTACCACCACCGACATTAATGGTTCCACCATAAATGTTTAAATTGCTTGCATTTACTACACCTGCGGGAGTTACACTAAATTTTGCATTACCGTCATAATTGCCTGATGTATCAGCACCTGCCCAAAAAGCATACGGACCTGATGCTGAAAGCCCTGTGTAATTATTTCCCGATATGTGCAAGTCATTTTGTATTGTTGATGAGCCTACAAGCCAATCTGCAATTTGAGCTTTTTGAGTATAAAGAGTTATGTTGTTTGATCCTGTGCCATCTCCATAAAGAGTTGTCGTGGGATTACCATTGTTGTCATAAGCATAAATTCCAGTTTTATTAATAAGAACTCTTGGGCCAGTTGTAGGTGAAGCACCCGCCAAAATAGATCCGTCTGTTGAAAATGCTACTGGGTTTTGAATTAAAGATAAGTTTCCAGGATTCAGTGGTGTAACTATTTGTTGTGCAGAGTTTAAAGAGTAGCCACCAAAATCATCATAGTATCTAACTAATAAATATGTAGGGCTGTAGAAGTTAGAATAAACATTTGCTGGACTTCCTCCAGAGTAAACTAATACATAGAAGGTATAGGTGCCAGATGCTTGCTGAGTTAAAGAATTATTTAATGTTACCTGATTGCCAGATACTGATACAACATAAGTATTGTTTGGAATTCCTGGGCCAAGTACAAAATACCCGACAGGGATTGGTACATTTGTATTTCCGTCATTATCTGTTGCTGAGCTTACAGTCAGAGTTTTACTTCCTGATGCCCCACCTGAAACATAAGTTGCAGTCATGTTATCTGGAGGGTTAGCAGGTGATGTTCCCCAATCTGTTGCTTTTTGATAAATTTCTGCATATGTTGCAGAAGATGGAAGGTTGAATGAAACAGTGTATCCATCTGAGACTGCTAGTGCTGTAAACACTGGAGTTATATTTGCAAGGCCATTTACTCTTGCTGGTACGTTAAATGATATTCCATTTGATCTATTATCTACAGAGCTTGCAGATACAATTGTTCCAGTGAAGGAGCTGTAGTAAGCACCAAACTGTGCATAAAGGTTTGCCTTTGTTATCTTATAAGTTTGATTAAGGTTATTTGTTCCATCTGGGAAGAAGTAAAAAGTTCCAGTAGCATTGTTAGGTGCAGTTAAAGTTACTATAAATCTAACTCCCGCATTTGCTGCTGGTTTAGTATAGCTAATTATAATATCACTACCGCTCCATGCTGCTGATGCTGCTGTTAAATCAGTTGGAGGAGTAGTGTTAACAATTTGTATTGGAGCTGGGGTTACTACCGATGCAGCAGAATAAGCTGTATATGTTCCTATCTTATCTGTGAATCTTGCCTTAACCCATCTTTGTTGAACATCAGATGTTGTTATAACTGCAGGGTTTACAGTGTCTAGATAGACTTGTCTATATGTAACACCTGTAGGTTCAGTTGCACTTGCAGAAATATACTCTTCAATAGATATATAATTAAAGTTTGGTTGACTTGGGGTTGTATATGAAACAGTATAACCATTAGTTATTGGAGACACAGTAATGGTTGGCACAGGCAATCCACTATTATAAGCTGGCCCAGTAATTGTTGCTATATCTCCTGCATTGCCAAACGCATCAATTGCTTGGACACTAATACTTGAAAAGCTTGTTTGCGGGAACCCAAAGTAGTGTTGGTTTGCAGTTCCTGTAAATACATAAGACTGATGAGTTGTTGATAGGTTTATATTTGCATTGTTGACAGTGTAAGCTCTACCACCTGAAGGAGTTAAGATAATATTAAATGCTGAAACGAATTGATTGCTTTGTACCGATGGGTCAAAATCAAAAGTAATGCTTAAGTCAGATCCGCTCCATGCTGCTGCAAGGTTTGCAATTGAAGAAGGCTTTAGGGATGGAACGCCATTTCCTGGGTTGTTATTTTTTAAAGATGAAGCAATATGATAAGCATTTCCTGCCCATGTTCCATCATCATACCAATAGTTTGTTGGGTTGATATAGATACCATTTTTAGTTCCCGCTGGAGTGCCTGTTGTTGGGCTATTTACAGGGTTAACACCCTTACCAATTACAACACCTCCTGCTGTTACTAACCCTGCAAAGTATGCCTTACCTGTTGAAGCATCAATCCAAAATTCTTTTGCTCCTGCATTAAATCCAGCTAGCCCAGTCTGATTAAGGATAACTCCAGTCCCAGTTGTTGTGCCATTAACGACATCAAAAGCACCTGAATTAATTGGAAATGTTCCAGCAAACAAAGATCCACCAGAAAGCTGGATATCTGTATTAGAGTTTTGTGTAGAAAAGTTTCCACCACTAGGTGCAACGTTGGGAGTATTAATTGTAATTGGCGTTGAGTTTGAAGACTTAACAATAGTGCCGTCTGCTTGTGTTGTTACAGAATAAATTTGGACTTGATATGTTTGGTTTGGCTCAAGACCAGTTACAGTTAATCCCTGCCTTGTAGATGCTGACAGATCACTTGGCGGAGGAGTTGTTGTTCCTGGAGTTAAAGCTGTATTTGATCCTGCTCCAGAAGATGGGCCAACTGTAGCACCATTTGCAGAACTACCTATACTGCTTCCAGATGATACCGATCCACCCTGATTGCTTGATGTTCCCTGTTGCTGTTGGCTTTGAGTAATGGCTGCCTTTGGCATTTTAATTAAATCGAATGTCTGACCATTTACATAGTGTGTTTGAGTGCCCGAAGTAGAACCATTTTTAGGAGTTACATTTAAATAATAATTTACGCCTGCAGTCAATCCACTTACAGCAAAGGACTCTTTAGCCCCAACGTTTGCTTTAACATTAAATGTTTTTGTTACTATTTGAGTAAAATCTTGAGATGTAAATGCTACTACATAAGAGGTTACATTTGAGGGTCTAAGAAAGGAAACTGTAGCTGTATTTGCTGATACAGATACGCTAATATTTGATATTGTGCCTACAGCCATTTTTTACCCCTTTCTTATAACAACTGGATATAATATTCAATATCCAGAGGTACCCCATAATTTTTTGCTATCGGTGTATTAAGTGAAGACTTACTAATAATAAAATCACTAGATCCCAATTCTTTTGTTACAGAAGCTTTAATAGCATCAATTGTTACAACTGCACTTCCGTCTGTCTGTATTGATATTGAGTTAACCGTATTAGTCCAGTGGATTCCTGGAGGGAATGGGGCAGACAATACTTGATATCCATCATTATTTTGTAATGTATATGTAAATGGATATTGATTCCCGTATGTATCTGTAAGGGTTACAGTTAGCGTTCCAGCAACTGTATTGTATGCAAGGATCTGCAATGTATCAAGATCAGAGTATCCTAGCATGTTAATGTTATATGTATTATTTTGATATGTAGTATTTGGCAGCAGCTCTACTGAATACCCGCCGATTCTTGGAGAGTTTGACCCTTGCGGAATAAATCCAGTTACTAGCACATTGCCTGCTGTAGCTGTCCAGTTAGAAAGGTCGAAGAAATCTGTTAATATGTTATTGCTTCTATTAGCAATATCGGTTGCTCTATCTTCAGGGTATATTCCAACCTCATATATATTGGCATACATGTTTGCTGGCATTTCTGCCCTTACAACAATCATGTCTGGAGATGTAGGGGTGGCTGATTGAAAAGTTTTTAGAGTAACTGGGAATCTAAGTGTTTCAAAGTTTAACTCTAAATCGTTCACGCTTGGCGTACCTTGAATTGCTCCTACAGCCATGTGTGAGGCCCAGTTGTTTTTAATGCCACAAAGGTACTGAAGAAGAACCTTCCTACCATTAGAGGTAATTAGGTTTTCAGATCTTCCAATTTCTTGGCCATTTTGCTTAAATACATATGTACCTTTAAATTGTGAAATTTCCAGTCACCGCCTTTGATGTACCATTAGGATAAACTACACTAACACTGTAAGTATAAGCTCCTGAGAAAATTTTACCAGACATTGGGTATATACTAAAATATCTGGTTGCATCTGAGGTTGCAGCTTCGTTATAGTCCATTGTAGCTTTACCATTGCTATTTGCTTGGTTTGCACCTTTAATCTTAACTAAATATGAAGTAGCTCCTGCAAGCTGACCCCATGTCAGTTCAATAAGATTTGCTGTCTTGTGTGCAACAGTAACTGCAACTGTTTGAAGTTTAGCCTGATTAGTAGAAGCTGTGCCTCCCAAACCTTTACCTCCCGCTGCTGATCCTGAACCTGAACCTCCTACTGAACTTGCACCCTGAGAAGTTACTGGGGTCACAACATACTCATATGTTATTGGACCATCAGACTGAACATCATCCGATCCTGGATCAAACGTTACATAAACATTTATGGATGTTGATGTTGTACTTGGCACGTATTCAGTAGCATTATTATCTGCATAATCCCAATACAGGTTAGTTGGTGGGTGAAGTGTGGATACCTCTTTTGAAGGTTCTGGCAAAGTTATTGATGCATCTTGAGGGTTTAGATAAGTATATCTTTTTAGTAAATTCGCATACTCTAAATCAGATAAAACAACAATTTCTCCATAATAATCCATCTTGTATTTTGGATTATTTCTTGGATCACTCTCAGCAATGTAGAGAGTTTTACGTTTTTGAACAGATGCAGATCTACTACTAGCTGGTCTATTACTGTATGCCATTTTGCCCTCCATTAATTATATCATTTAATAAACTATTGTACATACTACATACCCACCCAAAGATTTATCGTTTGCACGAGATTGTAACTTTACAATATGAGGTCCAGAGCCTTCGGTAAATAATCCCATAGATATGTGATTATCTGCTGGATTAACTACTGATTGAGCAAACCCATAATCTACATTATCAAATGCAAATTCAACTAACGGAGCACCTTCTCCTGGCAACCAATATAACCAATTCTTTGCAGCATCATAGTAAATATTATAAGGTGCAGGCAATCCGTTTGTACCCGACCCAGTTGAAGTAGGAGTTATATATCCTGTAGCAGTTGGAGTGTTAGTGCTCGGTGGAGTCACAGGAGGCGTAGTTGATGTTGTAGTTGGCGGAGCAGATGTAATTGGAGTCGTTGGAGTATTTGAAATTTGATTTAACGTTAGAATGGTTTCAAGTCCACTGTTAAATGTTTGCTTAACACCTTGAACAAAATAATTTGTATTTTGAATATTTTTTAAGTTGTAATCAATTGTAACAACATCCCCAATTTGTACTAATGGATTTCCATATATTGATATTTGAGTATCTCTACTAAATCCATCTAGTGCTCTAAAAATATTTCTTAGTATACCAATAGCAGCAGTTTTTGATTGAACCCAGTTAGAGTTAATTGTAATACTTTCAGACATATTTGCTGGGTCAAAGACCTGACTAATTGACTGCTCTGCACTTAGCTGAATGGCATCGTTTGTATTTACCATAAATGATACATCTATGGAGTTAGTTGTATCTGGGGTTTTCTTTAGCCATATAGATGAAGGTGAGCTATTGATCACAGCAAATCTTCCTCTAAACCCTGAATGATATATACCAGAGTAATTTAGTGCATCTTCATTAACAATAATATGATTTTGTACTTCCGCCGTAGTACCATTTGCTGTGGTAACTGGGCCAGGTGCACTGCCTTTTGCTGGTGTCCAGTAGTACCAAGAGTAGCTGATTGGGACTGGGTAAGCATTAATAGCTGGTGCAAGACTATACTGTACATCGTAATAGTTGATTCCCACAACCATTGGTCTGGTCTGTAGCATGTAGTTGATTTCAAAAGTTTTATTTTTACTTGCTATAGTGTTTGCAAAGCTTTCTAATTCATAGTGGTATTGCTTTGTTGCACTATCTAGTGCAGTTTGACAAGCATAAATTTCTGTAAACGGTATAGATCCTATTGACCCAGCAACTGCACTATGGGCAAATATTCCAAATGTTCCTGTTGTATCAATAATTACATCTTGGGTTTGAATATTAATCTTATGCTTATTTAAATAGATTTCAAAAGCTGGACTCTTATATGACCCAGTTGCAGAGGTTACAATAAATCTTTCTTCTGGTGGCAAAACAACAAACTTTAAATTGACCACTTTACCAAATTCTGCAAAAGGAGAATCAGATGGATATACATCAGATTGATTAAGTAGAGATGCTGTTACATCATAATATGGTACAGAAAGAAGGGATTGCTTTTCATCTTGATTTTTATAAACATATAAACGATATGAAGGTACGCTAACACCTTTTTTATTTATTACTTTTTTCTGAAAGTCTTGTCTGATTTCTACATATACTGGATTTGCTCCATCTAAACCTACTACAATTCCCCCGCCTGCACCGTCATTTGGAGTAACAGCATTTGGCCCTATAACCATTTTTGTAGAATATGTATGATAGTCATAGCTAACCTCATGGTTGCCAGAATCATCTTTAGGAACCAAAATTGAATACTCACCTGGATTTGCAGGCATAATAATTTCATGGTTTGCAATTGTGCAATTTGATCCTGCAAGAATAGTTGCTTTTTCATCAAGGTCTGATTTATTGGTGATTATTTTGTGAGTTCTAACTGGACTATTAAATAAACCTCTTTGAACATTTGCAATCTTGCCCGTAGGATAATATTGTATCTGTCCTGTAAAACCTGCTTCTGCAGAATATGTGGCTATCGCTGCCTTTAAATCATTTGAGTTGCTGATGATGCTACTATAAGTTCCAGTTGATATGGTCGGAGTTACAGAGCTTGGATTTGCATCCTGAGTTATAGTGAAAGAATATTCCTTATCAGCAAAGCTTACTATCTCACCTTCAATAATTGCATAGCCATCATGATCTACGCCCCATTGTGTGAATGGATTAAGTACGTCATTTGGATCAAGATTAAAATAGTTTTGGGATATTGTATCTATATTGCTGTATAGATAGTTAAAGGTTAATGCGTCATCTTTATCCAATGTCCAAAGAACGTCATTCTTATCAATAACTCTTACTGCAGTTGGCCCCTTTAACCCCGTGCCTGAAGGGTCTAATGTTTTATTATTTTGTGGAATCTTGTACTTAATCGTTGCCTGTCCGATTTTAGTTTTAATTGTTTCAGTATAAGTATCTGTAATAATATTTGGGCTAACCAAAAGAGTTTCATTTTCTGGTGTGACCATAACTTTTGGAAGCGTAGAGTCATGAACAATTAAATCACTATTTTGATTACTTAAAATTTGATCAAGGTTCAAAAACTTCATTACCCCATAAGTATCAATATATGCACCTATTTGATACGCTTCAAATATTTCACGAAGAACGTCAAACACTTTTTGCTGAGTGCTGTCACAATAAAAATAGGAAGCTATTATTGGCTGGCTATTAACATATGGACTTCCATTAATAGAAGTACTTCTTAAAGAAACTTTTCTCAAGCTATCATAATCATAATCTGTAAAACCAGACATATCTAATATATTACTAATAACATTAAAGATATTTTCTGATTGACAAACATAATCCGTTGGAGACAAAAATTGTAGGTATTTTGTTATATCAAAAAGGTTAACCGTGACTTTTTCTATATCCTTATTGTCCCAGGACTCTGCGTACCAAACTCCACCAGGCAGCACTCTATCTGCGGGGGTGGTACCTGAAACAGCATCTTGAATTACATAGTTGATGTAAAACTTTACATTCTTCTTAAACAAACCTTTAAGCGGTGAAGTAGATGAGTTATTTGAAAACAAACTTAAAACATTGTTGCTAACAACTAATGGAACATTTGACAATTCTATCGTTGCACTATTTGATGAAATTGCTGAAATTGGCAATGGGCTTTGCTTGTTATCTAGCTCAGATGTAGTATCAAATGTCATCAAGAAGTATGTTAGATCTACTTCTAATCTTGGAGAAATTTCTACAACTTGCAATCTGCTCATGTCAGAATGTGCAACATCTGAAGAGCTAGCAAAATTAGAATTTATGCTAAAGCTAGTTTGATGTAATACAATTTTGTTAATTGGCTGATACGCTTCTACTTGAGATGCAATTCCAAAACGTATATCTCCTGCAAGATTAAAGGCTGGCATTGTAGACCAGGTTCCTCTTGATGCCCAAGATCCGTCTACCTGTAGATAAAGAATGCATAGTCCAGAATCATCAACATCTGCATCAGTTAGCGATATAGATCTTGAATACCCAGTCACTGTATTAGATAGGGCAACTGTAAATGCACTTGGCTTTCCATATGCTACATTAAACTTTAAAACTATTTTATTAGTATTTAGTATCTGATCATAAACTCCACCTAGGTATGGGGAGCCAATATCTGAAACAAAATATCTATAAGTAGAGTAATCTGAAACCATTCCATTTTTATAAAGAGGATTTGAATTTGCTAGGCCCAAAAGTCTTGGGTGAAATACAGCTGGGCTAATTGGCATTTGTGTTGGCCAAGTTTTTGATGTTGATAAATCTGTGCTTACTCTTCTAAAGTTATTTGGCAATGGTGTTAAAGAATTACCTGAAGGTACATAGCTTTCACCTGGTCTAAAATGTGTAAATGGTGCAGAAGTTGGCCATAAATTTCCATACTGATAATCAAATATGCTAGTTTGATAAATTTGAAGTTGATCTACAAATATATCAATTTCATTAAAGCTTGTGTCAATAGCTGTGTAATCAAGGGTTAGCGTAAAGTTGCTATATGGTGTATCAACAGGCCTTGAACTAACAAGCACTTCTACACGTGTCCATATAGCACTATCCAGAACAACAGATGTTGTTGAAGATCTATGAGAATCTATATATGTTTGTGCAGATAAAGTAACTTGAGTATCTTGGTTTACTCTTGCAAAGAATACAACTTTATAGGTATTAAGTCCATTAGGGACTGAAACATTTATCTTTGCAGCTCCCGCTTGATTTATTGTGGAAAGCTTAAGTGAACTATGTGGAGATGGATATGCGGTAGTAAATCTTCCGACACCTTCGTTGCTTACAGATGAGCCTGTTGCAGTCCACTGATCAGCATTTGTCCAATCTAAAGATACTTGAGATCCATCTCCAGAGAAAGTGGTAAGAGGTGTATAAAAGAGGTTATAGTTCCACTCAGCAGAAACTGCTGGTGTAACGTGGTGTGTGCTTCCTGATGAGAAATATTGTTTTACTGGAGTTGTTCCTAGCATTATATCTCCGTAAATTCTATATTAGCTGTGACCAAATCTTGGGTATTGCTTCTCTTCTCTACATCATATGTAAAAGATGTCATGAATACAGTATACACGGAAGAGTTGTTTACTGCACTTAAAAAGGTTCCTGGGTCGGGGGTAAATGGAGTTGGATTAGCAGAATCAGTAGATAATCCTGAGCTAATTACCTTTACGTATATTGGAACAAATACATTTGCTTCATAAAATGATTTCAACCATGCAAGACCTACGCCTTTATAGTTGTTTGGCAAAACTGCATGATCCCAAGTTATTACGCTTGAAGATGATGTAAGCTTCCAATCAGTGGCTATCTTATGTTTTCTAGCAATAACAAATCTTCTTAAAGTTCCGTCTGCCATACGGTTGGTTTTTTCAATTACCTCGTATGAAATCTTAATTGGGTTTCTATTTTCATCAGTAATATAATACCAATTTGTATTGTCAGTAGAAACTGCAATACCGCCGTTAATTAAATGAGACATTATAGACCTCCAATTGTAAAGCTAGCACCATTTTTCTTTTGCAGCTGATCTAGTGCTTTTGCTATATCTGCTGCTGATGCCTTACCTGCATTAATTGTAACAAGATATGTGTCTTGAGACGGACTTGCAGAAACTACAGAACCCATTGTTGATGCACCCTTTGCAAGTGCAACTGCTGCTGGGCTATTCATTGTTGCCTGAGTATATGTTCCCAATTGTACCTTTTGAACATTTTTGAGAGCTTGAATTTGAGCTGCAGTTGGATTAAGTCCTTGAGAAATAGTGTCTTGGAAATCAGACATTGCAAGTTTTGCATCGTCCAATGCGGACTTATTAGAGTTAGTTATAGACTGTCTATTAAATTCATCTGTTGATGCTGCTGCATCTTGTCTTAACAGGTTAGCCTTTAAATAATCTCCAGATGCCATTGCTTGAGTAATTTGATTTTGAATATCAGTCTGCTTTGTTGCATAGCTTAACTGATTTTGAGCAAGAGTGTTAACTCTGTCCATAGCTGTCTGCAATTTATCAAGATATGCAATATGCTTATTTTGCTGATCAATAAGAGTTTTATATTTATTTTGCAATGCAACTGATGGGTCTACTACAGTTCCGTCATTAGTGCTGCTACTACTTGATGAGCTGGAAGAACCTGGCGGAATTGGAGCAGTCCAATTATCTGCCCATGTTGCCCAATCTTTATTTTGCTTAAAGAAGTCTCCTGTAGCAATTGTTCCTGCTTTTAATGCTGCTGCATTTTTTTCTTGCCATGCAATAAATTCTTTTTGCATAGTAATTTCTTTACCCTTAGCAACCCAACTAGAATTCATCAATGTTTGACCGATTACGGTGTTTTCATTTACAAGTCTTAACTTATCAGCTAGAGTTTTACCGCTTGCACCGACTGTTTGAAGTTGACGTGCAAGGTTTTGCATTGATGGGTCTGTAGATCTTGACATAGCATCCGTAACGATATCTGGAGCTTTATTATAAGAAGTATTAGCTAAAGCGTTAATATAAGAATCTCTTTTTGCCTTTGATTGAGTTATATCAGTTGCCATCTCAAATGTTTGACCCTGGCCCTTATTTGTGATTAAATCATTAATTGAATTAACAGCTTCATTTCTTGCTTGCTGTGAATCTACATAGCTAACGCCAGGGATTGTCATTCCGTCCTTAGATTGAGCAAATCCCTTTAAAGTATCATTTGTAACAAAATCAATTTGTCCAGACACAGTATCGGTAATTGCTTTTTGCTGTCCGCCCTTAAATACAGCAGCAATTGCTGAATTTAATCTATCTCCTGTTACAAAACCTTGACCTGCAGTCTGGGCTAGTCCTGACAAATAACTTGTTACATCTCCTTGCGACCCACCTCTTGCTGCCTGTGCTTTAGCTAATTTAGTAAGGAAAGCAATCTGTTGATTTCCACTACCATCTCCAATATCTCTCAAACCTTCAAAATTTAATCTTTCAACATTGCTCTTATCAAGAGCTTCAATTCTTTTTACGTTTGCAGAAAGTGCATCAGGAGAAAGTCCACCACCTGCGGTACTTCCTGAAGTTGTCTGATTAATATTTACAGTTACATTCTTTGTGGCTGGAATTGCATTTACATAATCTGCAGTTGAAGAAAGAGCTGAATTAACTTTATCAATTCCATCTTTATATTGAGACATAACGCTATCACTTGTTTGATAAGCAGAGTCTGCAGCTGCTTGGTGTTGCTTTTCCATTTCAATAAGTTTAGATACACCTGAGTAGAGTAGAGAGACTGCAAATACTCCCGCCATAACTTCTGCAGCGTATTCTTTTGGAGCCATCATTCCAGCCATACCTGCAAGTGAACCTGCAGTGCCTAAAGCCGAACCTGCACTGCCACCGATCATGCCACCAACCATACCAACACCCATCATACCGCTAGCAAGGCCCATCTTGCTTGAAGCAATTCTACCTACAATGCCTCTAGTTTTAACAGCCTCTTCTTCGAGTGTTGTATTGATTGCATTTCCAGTCTGCATAGCAAAGTCTTTTGCAATAGCAAGTGCTTCTGGGGTTGTTTCAACAATTCCTTTTCCGAGTGCTTCTGGAATAGTTGCACCTATAAGATTAAACTGCTTATCTTCAGCAAGTAGTGTGTTTGCAATGTCTTGCATAGAAGTAGAAAGCATGTTTTCCATGCCAGGAAGTGTTTCTTGGAAACCTTTTTGAATTCCCTGGCCAATTGGAACACCGACTTCTTCACTAAATAATTCTGAAGGACTATTAATTCTTCCTTCTTTTTTGGCTGATACAAGAATTTCATCAACAGCATTTTTACCAGACAGTGCCATAGCTTCTGCATTGAGCATGTCTGATGCTCCCCAACCGCCTGCAACTCTGCCTGAATAAGGGCTTGAACCGCCTAATCTATTACCGCCATCTACACGAATTTCAGTAATAGTCTTTTCTGCTTTATCAACTATGCTTGCAAATGCTGGATATATACCACGAATTTTTTCTCTTACAGATGCCTCAATTTGAGTAATATCTGAATCCATAATGCCAAAATTAGGTCCAACCTTTTCTTTAAGGTTTTCAAGTTCTTGGACCATTGCATCATCATATGCTTTTTTAGCTTCTAGTACAGTTGGATCATTAGGATTAACTCCAGCATGAACTAATGATTGATCCCACTTACCCGCACCGCCAGCTTTATAATCATCTACAAACTCACCGAGGTTTGCTCCGCCTTTTCCTGGATGCATGACATTGTTATACTTACCAGCCATATCGTAGCCTAGGCCACTCTTTATTCCTACACGAGAATCTGGAGACTTTCTAACAAGTTCTTCTAAATCAGTTAATGCCTTACCCTTTAATTCAATAGCACCGCTTTTAACCTGCATCAACATATCAGATGCAGACATTTGTACACCAGAGCCTACGTGACCGAACTGCATTTGTGATGATGAATTAGCATTCATTCCCGCTCTAAATCCTACTGCTGGGACTTCCGTAACTCCCTTGCCCGCAAAGTATGATCGTAATGTTGGGTCAGAAATATCTTCTAAAGCTGTAGAACGAGATCTATATGCTGTGCCAAGGCTTCCAGAAGTAAGTTTCTTGCCAGACGATTGTACGTCTTCGATTGCACCTTTAAGATTCTTTCTCATTTCAACAAGTGCTGCTGGCTTTAAAGAATCTCCAATCTTTGCAGTAGTTGACAAAAGCTTTGATTCTTCAGCATTAATAAGTTGAATTGCTTTAGCTTGTTCTTTTGCATCAAGAGCTGAAACAACTCCAGCAAGTGGGTGATCTTCTGAAAGCGTTGTTGCGTAGCCCTTTGTTCCACTTCTATGTCTAGGCAATGTACCATCAATCATTGCTGAAATAAACGGACCATACATTCTTGCCTTATCAGCAGGGATTACTGCCTCACCTGGAGTTAACAATGCTGGATAATTATCTTCATTGCCACTTCCTGGAACGCTTGTTGTTCCGCTATTAAATCCAGGTAGGTGCATCTGTGTATATACAGATGCTTCTGTTGTTGCAACTGCACCAATTGTTTGTACTAGGCCATCTACTCCCGTTCCAACGTCAAGAGCTTTCACCATTCCATTAATACTAATTGTAAGCTTATCAATTGCACCTGCAAGCAAATCAACAGAGCTTACATTGTTTAACATATCATCATTAAACATTCTTGAAGCATTTTGAGCAGCAACAAGTTCTGGAGTTAATAGTTGACCTAAAGTCTTGCCACCTGTTGCAAGTTGCTTAATGTTAAATATACCCTTAACAAGGAATCCTATAAAGTTGGCCATCAAACCAGTTAACATGATGATTGGTCCAGCCAGAACTACACCAATTGCTATTGCACCCATAACTGTTTTAACTGGGCCTGGGAGCTTACCAAATACATTGGCAACAGCATTACCAAAGTTCATGAGTTTGGTTGCAAATTCAAGAATCTTTTGTCCTACTGGAACAAGATCGGCTTTAAATGTTTCAAGTGCTCTCTGATATTTAGCAGTTGGAGAAGATGTTGCTTGCTTCATTTCTTGGTTTGCAAGGTCTGCTAACTGACTAGATGTTGCTCCTGCAACCTTCAATGCATTTTGGGTTTGAGATCCAATTCTACCAAAGTTGTCAAGAAGTGCTGACACACGAGCAAACTGAAACTTACCAAAAAGCTTTTCAATTAATTGTTCTCTGACAAGTGGTGTTAATCCTTTAAGACCTTCTTGTAGTTTTTCAATCATTTGTACTGGAGTTCCTGCATTTTTAACTGCAGATAAATTAATTCCAAATTTAGAAAATTCTTGTGTTGCTGCAGATGTAGGTGCGATGATAGATGCAAATGCAGATTTAAGTGCGTTAGCAGCTTGTGCAGCTGGTACACCAGCTTCTTTCATAGCAAGAAGCATAACAGCTGTATCCTTATAGCTTCCACCCAACTGCTGCATAATTGGTCCAACACGAGGGATCGCATCCGTCATATCGGAAAGAGACATTGTTGTTTGCTTTTGCATATCAGATAGGAAGTTAACTGCGTCTGCTAAGTTTGTTGTGCTAACTCTATATACGTTTTGAAGAGCAACAATAGCATTGGTTGATTGATTTGTGTCAATACCGCCAAGCTTTGAAAGTCTTTCCGCCTGCATTGTAATATTAAGAAGATCTTGGCCTTGCTTACCCATTGCTGCAAAGTTAGCAGCAGTCTTAACAGTTTCAGTTTGTGCAATACCCATTGTATTGGCAATTTGCTTTCCTAGCTGTAAAACCTGACCTGAAATTTGATCAAGTTCAGCTTGGCTTGGTGGCTTAAGTCCTTCACCATAAAGTCTTTGTAATCTAGTAAGCTCTGTATTTACAGATGTAAATGCTGATGTTGCTTGCTGTCCAAATATCATTAATGGTACAGACATACCGACAGTTAACTGACGACCCGCCCACTGTGTATTCTTACCCCAGTTTGTAAGGGCTTGAGATCCCTTTTGAACTGCAATTGCATAAAGGTTTGCTTCATTTGCAGCTATCCTTGTAGCATTAGAAACTTTGTCAATTTGTGTGGGTGTATATACAGATAAAATTCCTTGCTTGGAAGGATCGTTCATGACAATTGAGTTTTGAAGTTTAGTTTGTTCAATAGCTAATGCTTTAACTTGAGTTACAGCCTCAGAAGTTTTTTGACGAATAATATTATAATAATCTGTAAGCTTTAGTTTACCTGCTGCAAGAGCTGTTCCAAAACGTTCTGTTTCGGATGTCATTGCAACTGTTGATTGTGTAAACTGCCCAGCTGAAAGCATAGTCTGCTTGAACTGAGCTTGCATGCCTGCTAGGTCTTTTGTTAGTGTTGCATTTAATCCAACACCTGAAAGATTTTTTTGAAGGAGAGCTACTTGCTCTTGAAGTGATTTAATTCCTGCATTAACAGATGAAAAATCTCCTAATGCTACTATGTTTAATTCAACATTAGCCATTAATCCTCACCCCCTAAAGTCATAAAGCCAAGACCTTCGCCTTCACCGAATCCTTCTTGTTTGGCCTGGAAGCTGTTTCGAAGATCTGCAACATCTACAGGTTCTTCCTCAACTTCATCCAACTCAATTCCCTGAATTGCTGCAAGGAACTTTCTGTCTTCAGCTGCTTTCTTTCTTGAAGCATCTAGCAAAGCCATCAACTCCTCCAAAGAAATATTACTTTCTAGTTCATCGAAATTTTTCCAATGACCCAGCAAGAAAACTTCAGACTCTAAGGAGCGTAGGTCTAGTTCGTCCCAACTAGTGCCGCTCCCAGGAGGTTTGGGTCAGTTAATTTTAGACCCCCACAAATTTCAAGAATCTTCATCATTGTAGGAATTTCAATTACATTCTCAAACTGATCTCTATCAGTTCCGAGTTCTGGTCTGGCTGATGTTTCGAGGCAAATCATTGCTGCCTTAATAAATATATCCATAGCTGCATTTTCATCTGCATTAGCTGGATCATCCATTGTCTGAATAACTTCCATAAATTTTCTAATCTGCTTAATAGGCAGAGGCTTCAATGTGATCTGTGATCCGTCACTGAGTTCAATGTCTACAATATCATATACTGCTGTTGCCAATTTATAGCTCCTTTGTGTTAGTTAAATTATACCAATATTATGCATGAATACAAATTCAAGACCCCCCGATTTCTCGGAGGGCTTGAAATTCTATATTAAGTTATAGTCTAATCAAAGATTAGATAGTTCCCCATACACGGTCAATAACGACACCGTATTCACGGCCTGCGTATGATGGATCTGTATCGTCTGGCAAGCAACGGAAGTTCACTGGGAACACGGTTGCTGCATCACGCTTAAGTGCATGCATTGTTGTATCAATAGATACTACACGACGTGCAACATAAACACGCTCCTTGTTACGGAGATCAGAAGTTGAACCACCTGTAGCTGCACCAATTGTACGTGGAGCATTACCTACGGCAATGAGTACACGCTCTACTGGGGCATCACCAAGAGCACCTGCTGCGAGATTAAGTGTCGCACCAGTTTCGCCTGATACTGGAGTTGATTCATTAAGATTTGTTACTGGAGCAATTGCAGAACCTGTATTTGCATAATAGGTATCCATTTGACCCCATGAAAGCTGAAGATTCTCGAGAGTTGCTTCTGCAAGCTCTGACTTAAGGATAACCTTAAGAGTCTGCTTGAAAAGACGTGCTGCATCAAGAAGCTGATCAACCATAACTTCACCATATACTGGCTCGTATGAAACTTCAAGACCTGTAGATGTGTAACCTACTTCACGATAATTAGCTGAGTTAATCAAACCTGTACGTGCGGAAGCCTTTGAAGAGCCACCGAACAATGTTGATAGAGCTGCATCTGTTGTTGCTGGACGGCTTGAGCCAGTTCCTGTGCTTACGAAAAGATCTGCTGCACCAACGATTACGTTTCTAGTATTTGTAGCCATTTATTTATTTCACCACCTTATTTATTTTAAAATAAAAAAGCATGTAATTCACATTTCCTCAGATAAAGCATAGCATTAAAGCTTAATAAAACAAAGTTTTACAGGTATCTTCCAGTTACTGGATCTAGGTCTCGACTATAGACATAATCTATGGTCATTACACCTGTCATCATCCCGCCTTCTGTCTGAAACGACTGAACTGGGTCATTGCTGACTAGCTTGAAAAAGTGGAAGTTGTAGGGGCTTTCTGGGTCTAGCTTTAAATTAACCTCAGAAGCTGACTTATCATACCTTCTAAATACGTCTACCATTAAGTTGCTTACAGTCTGTATCTCTTCGGGAGATGTTGAAGTAATTTCGATTGTCATGCTTTCTTGAGACATCCACCATTGTACGCCATAATTCTTTTGCATAATATCATAAACTATATAAGTCTTCCCAGGCAGTAGGTTATTAAATTCTGGAACTTGTTGAGATGGGATAATTGGAATCAGGGGCATAGCAAAGCCATCCGCTACATAATCATTTTCATTGAAAAGACCAGCATCTTGAAGTTCTTGCCATATCACTTTTCTTACATCATATGATGCTACTTTTGTATAATCTGCCATTATGCTATCTCCTTAATTGTACCGCCAACTTTATCGGCTAAAGCTTTAGCAGCTTTTATAACACCTGCAACGCCTTGACCATCATTAATTGCTTTTGAAGCATCTTTGATTAAAGCTTCATAAAAACCAGATGACTGCATAATCTTATTAGGATTCATGCTATACCATTCTACCATGTAGTCAGCAAAAGCATTCTTTGATTCCACCCCGCCTGGGTTTAGTATGTTTATGATTGTGCCAGGTGCGACAAATGTAGGTCCATTCGAACCCAGGAATGCGAGTACTCTTTGTGAGGAAAATGTAATTGGAGCACCTTCTTCCATTACTCTTGCCTTGTCTCTAAAAATATTTTTTGCTTGAACAGATTTTCCTGTTCTGCCTGGAGCTAACATTTCTGGAGGAACTGGAACTGGAGTTCTAGATGGCAGAAAAGAATAGCTAACAGTTAAGCTACCATTTAATATTGCTAATCTTTCTACAACAAATAATCTTGCTTTTGGATTTCCTACATTTCCCCACTCATACACGTGATGCATTTTCTTTGGGTTTTGTGCTGCATAGCGATCTAAATCTAAAACAAACTTTTCTCCAGTAATTGCAAATGCAGCTTTTGCTACCTCATCAACCACAGAAGGCTTTGTTAACTCTTCTACAGCATTTGTGTAGCTTTTAATTTTATTTATAAAGTTGCTATTGTCTATGGTCAGTTTTATCATTTGACTGTACTGGTACCCTTTGCAAGACTGCTTCAAAATAAGAAACTTTACCGAATGGGTCTAAGACAGCGTGAGAAGAAAATACTTCAAATATTGTGTCTGGGGTGTCAAACTTATCAATTTCAACCCAAACCTGATTGCCATCAGCACCTTTAATGCCAGATATTCTCCAACGCTTACTTAAAAGTTCTAAAGACTTAACTCTAAGTTGAAGCTTTTCTGTATATCCACCAATTGATCCTTTATCAAATGCTTTGCTATCACCTCTTGTTGAAGCTCCACCTGATTTAATTGGTTCAACTTTACATTGAATAGTTTTGTCATAAACCCATTCTCTTGTAATTGCTCCAGTATTTTCATCCTGATAGTTTTGCTGAATGTATAGATCAGCTTTCATATTCATGATTGATGCCATGATAGATGAATTAAACATTAGATTATACCAATGTTCATATTTCTATATTGGTCAAGAATCTTATCTACAGTAACGTTTCCTGTACCATTAAAAGCTCCGCCAGCCATTTCAAATGAAATTTCTGAAAGATCAACCTTCTTCAAATACTTATTACGCCAGTTAAAGTCATTTGATATGATATCGTTAACTAAGAGCATGGTGGCAAGCTTGATATCTTCTGGAACATACTTATAGCCTATGTCACCTTGGAATCTATATCGAGCATGGTCTCTAAATCTTCCATAATAAAGTACGGTTGGATCAACCTGATTATCATATCTGATATCCCAGCCCGCATCAAAAATTCTTGCTGCAAATCCAGTGTCGCTGATATCAACTTCGAATCCAAAGGTATTTAGATACGGATCAACAGTTTTATCAATTACTAGGATGTCGTCTTCCCATAACTTGTCTATGGTCAACATTCTCTCTACAAATTCAATAGCATCGGAACCATTGCCAAAAAGTTCTTGACTGCCATATCTTCTACCAAAATCTTGCTGCGTGTAGCCATTAATAATTGTTCTTGCAATCTTCTCAGCATATTGAAGATCGCTAACAGACTTGTAGTTAACATCTTGAGGTCTTGCTCCGACTCCCAAGAAATCTTCGATATCGCTAATAGTTGCATAGACAGTTTCTATTGCATAATAGTTTGTTTCTTTTGTTGGAATTGAGTTTACGTGATAATTCCAAACTACCTCTAAGGTTCTGTTAACCTGAGTCAGTGCGGGAGATATAAAGAAACTATAAACTCCCGTCGCTGGCTCGTCTACGGCTGTAATACTTGCAAAACCATTAATTGGTTGACTATCATTATCTGCATCATATACGCTAATGATTGGCAATGAATCTGCTTGCGATAGCACTCCATTGTTATATACGTTTAAGTATACCTTCTCTTGACTTCCCTTTTGTATATTCTGCAAATGAATCGCCCCCTAATTAGTTATAATACTCCTGCAGCTCTCTAGGAGTAGCAGGTCTAAAACCTTGCTGAGTATCAAAAATAGCCTGGGCATCAGATTCTGCCATTGCGACAAAAGGATGCTCTTGGGTAAAAGTATGACCTCTTACCTGATATGAATGGTTGTCTCTCTCCATCTTAACCAAAATTGAATTCTCTGTTTTCAAAATCTTCTTCTCTCTCTTCTGCTTTTCAGCAGCTGGTACATCAATTTCTTCCTTTTCGGCACCAGAAAATGAACTGTACATCTGGTACGTAATTCCTTCTTCTTCTAGAACTGCTGCAATTTCAGTCTTTGTTTTAGCTTCTGAAATATCAACGCCAAATGAATCTGCAACTTTGCGTAGTTCTGTAATTTTTAGATCTGTAAATGACATGTATTTTCCTCTCGTCATTAGCTATTATAGCAGAAAATGATCAAGGGGAATACTTTAAGTATTCCCCCGATCTTGCATCTAATTTAAATTAGAATGTGTAAGCTCCATTGCCACCCTTGACATGGGCACCGTGTGATACGGAACCGAAGTCTGCTGAGTTAGCTACTGAACCTGCGACCTTAACGTTCTTAACGATAACGTGTGCGTCGTAGTTTTCCATCTGTGCACCAACACGGATATAGAGTGTGTACTCAATTGTATCCTTCTTTGGCTGGAACAGACGATAAACTGTTACGTCACGCTTGATACCGACGATAAAGTTCTGTGGGAATGTCAAGTGGACATCTCCATGATAACCTGCTGCACCGCTGTAATCACCAGCAACGGTCTCTTCCATCAACGGAACGTTGATTACTGGAATACCAAATGCGAATGGGGTTACAGTTCCTGGTCCACCATCGTTAGCAGCTACGTCACCACGAATGATGCCAGAAGCGATATCGAATGGAGTGAAGCCAGAGCTTGTCTCTGCGGTCAAGTTGTATAGGTAATCCTGTACAAGGTTTGATCCTGTGAAGAAACGAAGCTGATTGCGACGCTGCTTGTACTTACGTGGAAGGGTCTTGATTGCAAGGTTGAATACAGCCTTGTCAAGTCCTACTCCCTGTGCATCAACGACGTGTGCATTGTCAAGTGCGAGCTGACGGAAGCCCTTGAACGCTGAAAGCAATCCTGAACCAGTACCTGTACCGTTGATCAAGAGATCCTCGATATCGTTACCAGCCTGGGTAGCCATCAAACGTGCAATGTGGTCTTCTAGATCTGGACCCTCAACGTTGTCTTCGAGAGACTCAGATGAAAGTTCCCAATCAAGACGAAGCTTGCGGGTTGTTAGGGAAATCTTTGCGAAAGTTGCTGCTGCATTTGTAATACCACCTGTAGCACCTGTATAATCACGAGGATTATCTTCTTGTGCTACGGTCATAATACGCTGTCCAACTGCAACACGATCAATCTCGGTTGTGTTAGAACGCATACGAATTGTACGTGCTGCCTTTGCAAGGATTGTTGCATCCCACATGTAATCGAGGAAACGATTAGCCTGATCTGGGTAAAGGAGACCATTACCTGAGAGAGCATTAGTATCGCCAGATGCGTTTACAGCATCAGAACCAAGATTAGTTGTATCAATTACTTTTTGTAGAAGTTCATTACTCATTTATTATTTCACCACCTTATTTTTTTCTAGATTATTTTGTCAAGCTATTAACACCGAGGAAAGTGCCTTGCCATAGACTTTTTTGCATTTTTGTTTCGCCAGATGGAGCGTCAACCCCAACGGACTTCTTTACTGCACTCGCTGATTCAAATCCTGCAAAACGATGATCAATATAATCAATCTTCGAATACATATCTGTAATGGACTTGTTGAGTGTCTCATACTTTTCGCCAAGCTCTGCGATTTGCTTCTGAACACTAGTTGATGTTTCCTCAAACATCTTTGTGATCTCTGCAACAGCTGCTGAGCTATCTGAATAATTCTTTGTCAATGACTCACCAACGAAGGTCTTAAAGTCGTTAACCATCTTCTCAAAATCAAGAGTATTCTCGACCTCTGAAATTTCAACAGCCTTCTCAATTGCCTCTGGAGCAACCTCTGGTGTTTCGTTAACTACAGCAACTTCTTCAGCTGGAGCCTCTACATCAGTTGCATTTTCAACTGCTGCTTCTGTATTTTCTGTCATTTCATTACCTCCTTCATTTAGTGAATTGTCTTCACTCTTTGTGATTTTATTTTGATCAGGATACATAAGTGTTGCTACTGTAGTATCAACTACATTAGGCATTACATTTGTTCCCGCCAAACCTGGAGCTGCTGACTCCGTTGCTTCATGTGACGATGTTGGAGCATCATCTTTCTTAAAATAAGAATCAATTACTTTTTCAATTGATTCAAACTTTTCAACATCTGCTTGTTCAACCCAACCAATGTTTTCCATTTGATTGCCACAAACAACACAGTCACGTGACGATGCTGTTGATGTTGAAGATACTTCATCAGACTTACACCAGAAAACATTTTCTGTTACAATGCCATCTGCCATCTTCTGAATAGAAAAAATATTTGCAAGAGGGTTAGCTGGGGAATCAACAAGTGACAACTCATGCAATTCATACTTATGAATTACTCTATGTGAATCTTGTCCATCATCTGACTTTTCCATTTTTGCATCTACAATGTTTCCACCAATTGAGAAACCTGTGTATGTACCATCCAAGCACTTTTCCCAAGCATCTGGAGCACCCTTAGATACGTATGCTGTTACATAAATTCCGTTATATTTCTTATTTGTCTTTGGATCAAAAAAAGAATCTTCTTTAAAACTTAACATCTTACCTACTGCAGAAGGACCGTGCATTTCACGAATGTTCCCTCTAAAATTATCAAACGCTGCCTTGCTTGCCTCAGCAGTTACAACGTCTCCGTGATGATCTACGTTGTCCAAAGACGCAAACCCAGAAACGGTTCTTTTCTCCTTGTTTACCTTTGCAATAGGAAAGGAGAGAGCGATAGAAGACTCACTGTTATTCCAGTACGTTTTTTGTAGTTCCATATGTAAATAAATAATATCAAGTTTTATAAATAAGTCATAATTTTAGGTGATATTTTTTATTACTCCTGAATTGATTTTTATGACTTTTTTAAC